ACGCCAAGGTCAACGTAGGCACGGTGAAACGCGATGGGTCGGCTTAATAGATCGATGGTGCTCACTCCAGCCCGCCTTGTAGGTTATTAACCGCCCACTTGCCCGCAACCCAGTTGATACCTTTAGGCGTGAACTTAGCGCCGTTGTAGGCGTGGTCATTCTTGGCAACACCAGCGCGCACCACGAAGCGGCCAGCGTCCATGTGCTGCTGGTATGGAGTCCATTCGCCGCCAAGTTTGTACATGATTCCTTTTTCTTCTAGGAAAGCGCGGAACCTGCATTCATTAACGCCCAATAGCTTGGCGACCTGGCGGAAGCCTTTAGAGCCAGTCTCTGCCGTGACGTACCGGTCAACGAACTCGATGGCGGGCTTTGCCTGTTCCAGCAGAGATAGTGCTACCTGCTTGCGCTCCATCTCGTCAGCCCAGGCACGAGCAGCAATGGCGGGGTTGCTGAAATCGGGCAGGGCGGGTGCGTTTGATTCCAGCTCACGCCAACGGTCGACAATGGCAGCGCGGTACCGGATGTTGTAGCCAGCGATCAGAATGTCGCACTCTCGGCGGGGGAGGTTGAAGCACGGTAGAGTGCGGCCGGTGCTGTCTTTGTACTGAGCTGAAAATTCAGCTGAGTGAATATTGAGCGCTTCGTACATGGTGCGGATGTCGGCCATCACGTTGCGATGCTCCTTCTCGCACAGCCGAGCAATGTCACGACTACTCATAGTTAGAGCAGCGCTATTCACAGTTACGGTTAAATCGTTCATACTTACTCCGTTATTTGATCACCCGCCGAGCTGTTTCCGCAGCGCTTGAGGCGGGTTTCTTCGTTTTAGGCTTCCGCCAGTTCTCTGATCGTCACAAACACATGTCCACCAGCGGTAACCTCTCGTCTTGAAATCGTCAGCACGTCTATCTGACTGTCATCCAGCCAAACGCCGGCGTGGGTCAGGCTGTCCTGTACTGCTTTGATAAGGTTATCTAAGTCACGCTGGCGGCGGTCAGGTGGAAAGGCCTGAATGTCCAGAGCAACACGGCCCTTGAGCGCCACCGGCATCGAGCGCAGCAGCTCCAGAACCTTTGCCCGAACCTCTGACCGGTAGAGCCGCCCCGGCTTGCTGATGAGCACCCTGGGCCGGCCTTTCACAACCGTGCTGCGCCAGTAGTGGTTCACCGATGGCGGGAAGGGCAGTTCTATCGTTTTGAGTTCTGGCATTGCCTGCTCCGTCTGCGCATTTCAAAAACTGTCTTAACGTGACGTGTCACGTTCTCTCTGTATTGCTCTGGACATTCCGCCAGCCTGGCCCTTCTTTCATCTTTGTCCGCGCCGGCGGTGACGTATGCGTTCCATTCACCAAGCGACTTCATCCGTTCATCTCGTTAAGGTGGGGCCCTCCTTCTGCTAAGCTGCCGTTGCTACACAAACCAACTCAGAAAAAGGAGGCCCCATGGCCACTGAAACCGATTCTCCCGAACGCATTGCTGCCGACATTCTTATTTCGATGATGAACAGCGGTGTCACCGAAAGTCATAAGAAGCTGGCCAAGCCTGAAGAGGCCGTTGAAGCATTTAAGAAACTGTTCAAAGCAGTCCACAACGCCCGCACCGACTCAATGGGGGACTAAGCTTCAAAAGCCGGCGCGTCAGCTTCCTTGAGGGCGCGCAGGGCTTTAATAAAATCCTTCGCCGTGCTCTCAATATCCATTCCTGTCTGGCCTGTATGCTGCACCACCTTCTCCATCCGCCAGCGCACTTCTTCACTCGTAATCTCCACGGCAGGCGCCTGATCTGCGTTTTCGGCTCCCCCTGCTATCAAGCCTGCGGGATTGGCTGCCAACACACGTCTGCTGCCTCTGTGCCCGGGCTTTGTAATAACGCCCATCTCTTCCATCGCATCAATCAAATTTGCGGCCCGGTTGTAGCCAATTTTGAACTTTCGCTGAACGGTGCTGATCGAAGCGCACTGTTCTGCGACAACAAATTCAGCGGCCTCTTTATAGAGCGAATCGTCCGCGCCCGGGGGTTGTCTTTCGTTCATGTCCGGTCTCCTTTGTTAGTTATCAGGCCCGTTTTACGCCATGGCCCATGGCGACAAGTTCCGCAACTGTCATTGCGTTGATGTGGTGGATGAGGCTGGCGCGAATCCCTCGCCGATCTATGAGGGCCGTGGCCCGTGATGGAACTAGGTTCCGATCTGTCTCGCATCAACCTGCACATTCACCGCATCTGCGAAGGACTCACGCGGGATTAACCCGTCACACGCTTCCGGCTTGCGTGGGAGCCCTTCCAGGTGCGGACTCGTAACGTGAGTCACTCGGCAAATCACCCGGGTTGTGCAAGGTCACGCGATGTTCTGCGTGGTGGACACTTCGGGCTTTGCTGCTGCGGTTATTCGCTTCCGGCTCCCATACCAGTTGCTCTATGACACCCACCATCAGCTGGGGGCTGGCCGACTAATGCCGCGGGCCAGGCGCGGTGTGCAAAACACTGTACAAATAGCCACCACCGTTCAGGGCGGTACCTTTCGTGACTGAAAACGGTTTAATGGAAACCATCACGCAGCCTCTCCTGGCTCTTTGCCAGCAGGGAGGCCGTCGGTGGGGTTCGGGTAGATGTCGGGGCGGAGCTGGTGAGGAGTTACCTCCCAATCACGAGCGCAGGAATAGCGAATCACCATATCGGCGGGAATTCGCCCACGGCTGCGCCAATTGTTGAGCCTTTGAAGGCTCACTCCGAGTTTTTGGGCTAGAGCAGAAGCTCCGCCTGATTTCTTAATGTCGCGGGCGAGTGTCGTCATGGGTACAAATCTAAACGTTGCGTGTAGTACAGTCAACAAAATGTGCATTGCAGGCCGACGAATAAACACAAACAATCTGTTTATGAATGAGACCGCGCGCAGAGTTGACGAAGAACTAAACGATATCGGTAGAAAGTGGGCCGACTTGGCGCGCCATATTGGCGTGAGTGATCAAGTTGTGCAGAATTGGAAAGCCCGCGGTATACCAAAAAGCGCTTTGCCGAAAGTGGCGTATTTTCTGGGCAGAACCATCGACTGGGTGATGACTGGCAACAATGCTGATCATGTGGTCAGTGAACAGCGGGCCCAATATCACCGAACCACCACCCCGCCTAAAGATGAGCTTGAGTTCGTCGGCCGCCTGGACGTCTGGGACAGCAACACCCCACTTGATGATGACGAGGTTGAATTGCCGCTATTCAGGGAAGTAGAGTTGGCGGCCGGGGCGGGCCAAACTCAAGTGATTGAGAACCACGGCGCCAAGCTGCGATTCGCCAAATCCACGTTGTCACGGGCAGGCGTACAGAAAGAACACGCCGCCTGCGCCTTCGTGCGAGGCAACAGCATGGAACCCGTCATGCCAGATGGCACTTGTGTAGGCGTTGATACCGGCGACACCACAGTGCGGGACGGCGAAATCTACGCGATCGATCATGACGGCATGCTACGAGTGAAGTACCTGCACCGCCGCCCGGGTGGCGGAATCAAGATCGTGAGCCAGAACTCAATCGAGCATGAAGCAGAGGACTACACGGCAGCACGTGTGGTTGAAGAGAATATCCGGGTCATTGGGCGCGTTTTCTGGTGGTCGGTGCTTCGATAAAACAACAACGTTAAGGGACTAAACAATGAAGAACAGCACCAAATCTGAAAGCGCCAAATACCCGGCGTTGCGCATTATTGCGGCTTGGTACAAAGCCCTGGGCCTTGTGGTTGGCGGTATATTAATCATCGTAGGCGCTGTATCAGGCTGGCAAGATGAGAGTTTCGTGGCTTTTGCAAGCTGGGGATCCGCTGGGGTGATTTTTATTATTCTGGCGGTATCAATCGCCGAGATAATTCAAGTGTTTTTAGATACCGAGCGCAGCACACGCGATAGTGCGGGTTATCTGCAGCGGCTGGTTGAGCTGCAAGCTAAACCAGCCGCTGCACCTGCACGAGCAACGCCAGCAGTGCGAGTAAGGAGACCACCAGAGCCACAGCCAGCAACACCTTCACAAGCTGACTCCATCAAGGCACTGATTCGTGGACTGCATGAGGACGGTCTGACGGAAGAACAGATTGTGAGGGAGCTGCAGGGCGAGAACGTGTCTACCTTGGACGGAGCAAGCGGCTGGACCGCTAGCGCAGTGCGTAGTGCTCTCTTGTCGTCATAAGGTGTGAGCATGTTTACAAACAAAGATACCTATCTTGATGAATGCCGGGCGTTTTGTGCGCAGCGTAAGTTTGTGGGCGAGTCTTGGGACTGGCAGCCTAAGCCGAGCAATTCAAATGAGCTTGTCGCAACAAGCGCGATTTTAGATGAAAATCTTGTATCTGTTGTTGGTGTTCGCTTATTCGGGCGCTATCACCAGGGTGAAGACACCGGCTTCGAATATTTGCACCTGGGTATTATACTAAACGGAGGTTTCCGCTCACGCATCTGTGGTCTGGATGTACACCCAGATTTTGAGCGAAGCCATCGGGATCCGATCCATAAAAGTGTTTACGGGGCACATTTTCATTTTGGTGATTACAAGAAAATATCAATGCACCAGCACTCAGTGGCCGCGGTATCTAATGATTTCGGTATAGAGAATCTGCCGAGATGGGTGGAGATTTTTAAGGAAAAGGCGACAGTTCTTGTCCATACTAAATACAACATCGCTGCGCCACCGATGGAGCGCGATCTTTTTGGACAACCGTTATGATCTGCCAAACGCTGCTTTCAAACTCTATGACATGCAGGACTGTAAAAACCCCGAGAGGTACTATGCAGTATCTGTCGCTGCCTTATCAGTTTAGTGATGGGGCCTGCCTCAGCGCCTACGTGATTGAGCAAGAGCAGGGCTATCTGGTTAGTGATGACGGTGCCACCCTGTTCAAAATCATGTGCAGCGATGTCGACTTATCAGATCGCCGGCGATGGCAGCCTATAAAGAACGTTGCCTTAAAATATGGTTTTGAGATGAGCGATTCAGGCACGCTGAGAAAGTTCTACTCTTCTAATTTCGCGGACGATATAGCCGGAGAGCTATTGCTGATGATGGGCGAAATAGTGATCTGGGAAGCGTCTGTTCACGAGACAGGCGACTTTGATTTAACGCTGCACATGCATGTCGAATCATTGCTGCGGGGCATTTACGGCGCAGCTCCAGAAGCTGGCAAGGTGGTTTACGGGCCGCATGGAGCTAAATACGAGTTTGATTTTTACATTGGAAATACGCTCATCGACGCGTTTAAGCCTCACCCGATCACAACCGGCGCAAAGCTCAGAAAACTTCATGATCTTCGCCGGTTAGATGGTGATATGAATTTTTTAATGGTGATAGATGACCGAGTTGATTCTGAAAAGGCAAGCTCGGAATTAGGAATCTTCGCAGACATTGCGTCATCCACTTTGCTTACTGATTTAGAGCGCCGCTCAGGCGGGGTGTTGTCATCAGCAATAAACTAATGTGAACACGACACAAACTTACAAAGCCCGTCAGCGATCGGGCTTTTTCTTACCCGCAATAATCCGCCAGCTGCTTTTTGTAGCGTTGAAGCTGGCGGTCTGATGGCTCCAGGCCGTATACCTTCACTATTCTGACAAACCTGCTCACATACCCGCATTTGCCCGCTGGCGGCAACCATCCCTCGGGGCCTTTGGCACCTTTCTGCCTGTTCAGGCTTAGCTCTACGCTCCACAGATTTATGGGATCGTTAGCGAAGCGCTCCCGCTTATCTTTTGGCCATTTGCTGGCCCCATGATCCCAGGCCCACTTCAGCGGCACCACATGATCGATGTCTATGTCGCTGGCGTTCTGTATCACCTTGCCTGTGAAGGGGCTAATCCAGCGGCCTGTGACAACGCGACAGCGCCTTTCGTCCGCAAACCGCACCTGTGTAGTCGATTGTTCTATAAGCGCCTCTGCGCGGCTGTTCTGGCAGTCACCATCGACATCTGCCCAGCCACTACCGAACCTATCCCTGGAATAGCCTGTACCGGCTAAGGCTACTGCCGTGGCCTTCTTCTTGTTGCTCATGCCCTTTGGTAAGCGTCCGCCAGCTGCCAGGCACGCGTTCACAGAATCAAACGCGGCGTAGTTTTTGGTCCGATCGTAATAGGAGCTCGCCGGCGGGTGACAGATCCCTGACTTGGTTTTTTTAATCAGATCGGCACTGACTGGCTGGATTGAAAAAACTGCTGTTAGAACAACGCTGATTGCTACTGCTTTCCCGAACACCTTGATCTCCACTTTAATTTGCGCAAGACAATACCCGATTTCTGCGCGCTTCCCCAGTCTTCCGCAATTTAACCAACTGGCTTACCTGCGCTCACTTCTGAGGCTAGAAAATAGTTTATAAAAACTAAACATTATGTGTTGACTGGTGTAAACAGTACGTTTAGTATTTACCACATAACGTTGATCAGGGAGACAACATCATGGGACGTAAACTTAAACCAACATACCCACGCATGCTCGTAGAGCTGGCGGACACCACACTTTTACCGCCACGCCGCGGCCAGGTCGTCATGCTCGCCGCTCGCGGAATGAGCGCCAAAGAAATTGCCCGCGACCTGGGCATCTCGCCAGACACCGTTTCATGGCACCTCGACGAAGCCAAAGACCAGTTCCACGCCCACAGCAGAGTGGATCTGATTAGCCAGGGCTGGATGGCGGGCCTGTTCCGCGCTCGCATGCTTACCTGGGCCTTGATGGTTTTCGCCATGGCGCCAGCGCTGCGCAGCAAGCCTTCCTCGGTCAGTCCATCACGCCCACCGGTGACCGCCAGCCGTATCGGTCGCACCCAAATCAGCTCTCAGTTCGCATAAGCAAGGAGAATCACCATGGCAAAAATCATTCTAGAACTCCCAGACACCACACCCATTATGTCGATCATCCAGTTCGCCAACTCTCTGGGTTGTGACTCACAGCTGGCCGGCGCTAACCACTTCCGTTTCAAGCCACGTGAGCAGCCCGCCAGTGCAGGGCGCGTTGTCGCCTTCCGCTTAGCAAGGGCCGCGGTAAACGCCCAGCCAACACCTTCTGGTGCAGCATGATCGGCTACGAGCGCTTGCAGAAGCTGATCACTCTGGCCTCCAGTGAGCCATCACAGATCGCTGAAAGCCAAATTTGGCCTTGGTGTGAGCTGGTAACCGTCGAAATTATCCAGGGCTGCCCGATGTATTTCGTGGGTGACGACGAAGTAACCGCGACTGCAGCAGCAGATGCCCTGGATAACAAGCCACAGCCAAAAGCAGGTGTTGCGTGATGGGCCGGTTCATCGAGTTCAAAGACTGGCAGGAAATGGTCGAGAAGGGTCTTGATGATGACGATTTTAGCTTTGAATGTGCTGAGTGCGAAGGCGCGGGCTTTTTGAACGACTCGTGTCACTGCTGTGGCCAAGACACTGAAACAGATTGCCATAACTGCCAGGGGAAAGGCTTTCTTGTCTATTCAAAAGACGGAAACCGGATTCATCCGAAGCTGACGTTCAGGGCTTATATCGATCACGTCATTAGTGACATCAAAAAAGCCTGTGTTTTTGCTCGCTGGGATTTTCTGGACGTGGCAGCAGAGTTTTTTAAAGAGCACGGGCAACGTCCGAGCCGGTACAGATAAAGCCAACAGGAGAAACAGGATGTTGATATTAGCGCGCAGGCTAGGTGAAACCCTGGTGATGAAAACCGAAAGCGGTGAATTGATCAATGTGACCGTATTGGGTGTGAAGGCTAACCAGGTGCGAATCGGAGTAGAAGCGCCAAAAACGGTGGCTGTTAATCGCGAAGAAATCCATATCAAGAAAGAAGCGGAGCGTGTGGCATGAGCAACTGCAAATGTTTTGTGGAGTTTTTAGAGAGGATCACCGAGGACCTGAAGGGTCAGCTCCCTAAAAATGAGGCGGCAACACTCAAAGTTGCGTGGCAAAACGCCTCGCTTTTTCTCGATGGTAACGCGCTGGTTTCAGCGGTTACGTTGCCGGTTTCTTATGAGTACCAGAAGTTTAAAAAATCTGGCGAACCTCACAAGAATACAACGAAAGGAGGGGACAGCCTTTTGATGAGCTACTGCCCGCTTTGCGGCGAGAAAATCAAGAAAGAATCGGATAAGGGGGCGGTATGAACCTTTTCGACCCTTGGCAAACCGTTAGCAACATGGCCCACGAAGCGCGCGAAAACGGCGGCTATGCCCAACTTCCAACGCCAGACGGGCACCGTTTACTGAGGCTGTGGCGCATGGGTCCGGTTACCCGGTTCTTTATCGGCCCCGAAGAGGTTTCTGGATCTGCTTTTGCAGATGAAGTGTATGCCCAATACCAGGCGGGGAAGCAGCAGGAAAAAGAGCGTGGTTTATCGGGAGTCGCCGGCTTTGTTGAAGGCAGCGAAGCGCGAGCTGCAGATCTGACCAAGCGCGAGCTGGCCGAAGTGCATTGCCTTGCAGCCCTTCTAAGTAACGGTACAGAAGAGTATCGGGCCGTTGACGACGCCATTCTGGCCGTGTCGGTCTTAATGGATAAGTGGGCGGAGCGCGATACCGATGCCTAAATCACGCAGCCGCGGCAAGCCCGAGTTTAAAGCCCCGGAAGCGCGCGAGCTTACAGACGGCCAAATCATGGCCTTGGTAATGGTGCACGGCGTTGCCTGCTTCCATAGCAGCGGCCGCGTTATTCTAAATAACGGCACCTGGCTCCAGCCTGAACAGTGGCAGGTGCATTTAGAACATACGATTGACGAATTCGAAAAGGAGAATGGCAACCATGCCCGCTAATTTAAGCGATTTGAACGATGTGCTGTTTGCCCAGCTGAGCAGGCTAAACAACGACAAGCTGATAGGCGACGATCTGGAGCGCGAGCTACGGCGCAGTTCAGGCGTTACCAGCTTGAGCAAAGAGATTGTGTCCAATGCGAGGCTGGTGTTGGACGGAGAAAAACACCGTAAGGAATTCGGCGGTGGTTACAAGTTGCCAAAAATGCTGGGAAATCAGGAGTAAGCCGTGACAGCCGCGCAATCACACAAGGGATGGACGTATCAGCAGGACCGCTGGCTGCGTGTGCTGTACCCGAATACGCCGAATCTCAAAATTGCTGATGTGATGGGCCGCAGTTACACGTCCATCAAGAACAGGGCAACGGCGCTGGGCCTGAGCAAGTGTCCGGAATACATCGATGCCGAAAAGCCGGGCTGTTTTCGCAAGGGCCATACCACCTGGAACAAAGGCATCCCCTTCGAATCGCGCGGCCGGTCACCGGTTACCCAGTTCAAAACCGGTGGTGTGCCACCGAACACCCAGCCGATCGGCACCGAAGTGGTTGACAGCTACGGTTACCGCAAACGCAAAGTGCGTGATGATAAGCCAGGCGGCAAGGCTTACCGCAATTGGCGATTTGTGCACGTGATCGTGTGGGAGCAGCACAACGGGCCTTTGCCCAAGGGCCAACTCGTGCGGTTTCGGGACAGCGACATTACCAACTTCGCCCCGGGTAACCTGGTTGCACTCACCCGAGGCGAGAACGCCGTGATTAACCGTTGGATGGCCATGGGTGAATTACCGGAAGGCGGCATGGATGTGCTGATTACTCTGGCCAAAATCAAGATAGCTCAGCGCAAGCGGGCAGAGGAACTTTTAGCATGACAACAAAAACTCCTGAACGCGTTATTGGCTCGTCTGCCAGCGACTGTGAAATTGAGATGATGCTAGCAGCAGGCTCCAGCCCAGTGGCCACCTTGGCAACCGTTGCTGAAACGCTTTACCACATGAACGCTCGCGGAATTGAAAAGGTGAGCCACCGCAAGGCGCTGATGAAAGCAGGGCGGGTAGCACTAAAGAAGCTGGGAGAAATCTGATGCCAATGACACCAGCAGAACGTAAACGCCGCCAGCGCGAAAGCGAGAAAGCCCTGGGCATGAAACCTTTCCGCATGGATTTGGCCGCCAGCGAACGAGCAGCCATTGAAGCCGGGGCGCAGGCAGGTGGGTACGAAGACCAAACCGAGTATGTCCTGGCGCTGGTTTATGCAGACCGTGACACGTCACAAAAGGAGTTAAATCATGGCACAAATTGATAGAAGCGGGCGAGTAAGTTTTGGCGATGCCAGCTTGAGTGTTTGGGAAGACCCCGAAAGGGGGGGGCTATCCGCGCGGCGGGAATACGAGATAGGTTTTAAGCACCAGGTATTCAAGCGGATTGTCCAGCAAATCAATCGCCTTGGCTGGAGCGTAGAGGTGCCGGCGGACATGATCGAGCAATACGGCCGAAGCTTCGCACAAGGATACCGCTATTGCCGTAAGGGAGATCTTCAGGGGAGTCTTGAGTTTTCCGGGCGCTGCATAAAGCTTGAGATGTGGCAGGGCGTGGCCAACGTCGAAAACCCGAACGGCGGTCGCTACGATTTCGGCAAAGAACAGCGCATGCCTTACCTTCTCAAGCTGGAAATGGAGCGCACTCGTCGCCGGATACGAGGTTATTTGTGTAACGTTTTTTCCGGTTATGCGTTTCAGACTGACAGAAACGATGGCCGCCTTAATAAGAGGGGCCCAGGGAATTTGACAGCGCTTGAGTGGATAGATGGCTGTTATCAGACCAGTTTCCATTTTAAGGGAGACACCACCAGTTACGAGATCTCCGACTACAACAGGAAGTCAGCAGACGGATCAACTTTAAGCCATGGCCAGCGGGTTTGGTTTGCGGACTATAAAGGCCGGATTTGCGCCGGTGCTGCCTATTACAACATCAACAATATGTGGTGGGTCGTCACCGGAAAGTATGACGTGAGCAACCAATCATCATCCAGCCTGTACAGCGTCTGCCCGGAAAACCCAAAGCAAAAGCGGAATGGGGGTCTGCGGCGGAAGCGCCTAGAATCAGGCCTATCAAAAGCCGTTAAGTCCATGGACTTTGTTCGTGCTCAGAAGCTGAAGGAGATTTTATTCCCCGCTGACGAGCCTCTTTTCATGGTTTACCACAAGGGCCACAACTGCTATCACCGCTCGAACTTCTGCGGGTACGCCAAAGATTCAGTTGATGCGGGGCGGTTCACTTGGGAGGAACTGGGGCCATTCAGGCCAAAAGACGGATCTTTTGAAGACTACCTTAGCGAGATCGTTCCAGTTGATCTGGAGACTAAAGCGGCATGAATAAGCTAATCAAATTAACACCCGAGCAGCACGCCGAAGGTATGCGCAGGTATGACATCGGGCGGGCAGCTGGCAAAGCAGCGCGGAAGTTGCGCACAGACGCCCTGACTGAGAAGTATGGGCTGAGCGGCCGTGCTATTGATCGCATAGCCGGCAAGGGCCTCAAGTACGCGCACAGCTCACGGGCTTATCAGGATGTGCCCAGCGAAACCATCAACGCGCTTTGGGCGGACATCACAGAACGTGACCGCCAGCGCAGCATCAGAGCCGCAAACACAACAGTGGTAATCGCCAAAGACCTGGGCGTAGACGAAATGAAACTGCGCTCTCAATGCGAGTATCACGCCAAGAAACAGGATGGCAGAACGCCAGTCGCGAACCGGAAGCCTGAATCGCCAGTTTCTGTACGTTCGTTTCTGACAATGCCATCCGCCAGCCCAGCGCCATTCGTGGGGTATTACTGATGCAGCAATCACTGTTTGCCAAGCGTCCGCCAGTTGCCGCGCCCGTGCTGGTGCCGGCAGCCCGTAACTACCGGCTGGAGCGTTTAGCACTGCGGGCAATGGAACTGTACGTCGATGATTACAGCTTCCCATGCGAGCGCGCCACCCGCTTCGGAGTAGACGCCGTGGCCTGGTTCATCG